ACCGTATAGTAGCTGGTTACGCCTCTTCACCTCGAGGTCCAGGTAAGCGTTGTGAAACGCCCACTTAGGATTACTGTGCAACCGTTTCTGGTAGACAGTCGAGGTGTATCGCAGGACAAACGGATTGCTGGGTTTGGCACCCCGCAAAACCGCAAGCCATGTCACAAATGGAAGGGATTCCTTAGATGTGACCCCACTCAGGTTATCTGGTTTGGGTTTCGAGCGGAGCTCGAGCCAAGACCAATTGAAGATAGACCTGTCCCACTTAACGGTGGGTGAACTCATTGCTACATCGAGAGGCACACTAAAAGCAGTGTCTCCCTCGTCCCGCCCTGGCCTGAAGAAACGGCCAGTGTGAAGCGAGCGCAGGTACTCCATGGCTGGAGTCCCAAACATTTCGGTCTGGGAACTGCGGTAGAATGAGTTGTGGGTTGCCATCACTTGTCGCAAGGACGTAAAGCGATGGTCAATAATGGCAGGACGAACGTCCTTCCCTGCGTACCAATCTGCACCACAAGATTCCCTAAACGGGCCCACAACAAACGTTTTGTCTACGTTCGTCTGGAACCCAACATGGGCAAGCTTCTCAATGCAAAGCAACGCTGCGTTTTGCCTAATGACGATATCGTCCCCGTAGACCGCAAGGTCATACGGATCGTTTCTCGCCTGTCGGTTAGACGCGTACGCAATGCTCGCAAAGATGAGCGTTTCAAGTGGAAAGCAGAAACCGTTGCCCATACTGCAAAACTTGGCATATCGGACAATACTACCGTCCGGGTCCTCGTAATGCGTGGCACGAAGAGCATCAAGCAATTCGAACCACCTGGGTGGCAAAAGCAACTTCACGACAGCATAAGACATGGAGTCAGATGCAGCCGATAGGTCGATAGTACAGTAGGGGTTATCGCAGCCCAGGGAACCTTCTCTCGCGAGAATCTGGTTCTTAAGCTGTGACGACAGGTCGATGCCCGCAGCGCGAAGCTTGCGGCGCATTTCACCATCTATTCCTTTCTGTACGAAGCCGTTTAACAACGGTTCGGCAGCGATACTACGATGAGTACGCGCTGTCTTCGGTACAAAGGCTAACTTGTTGTGATCAACTAAGCTAACCCGTGCTCTGACAAGTCGAGCGAACTCTTCTTTATCATAGCACTTCATCCGTCCCGGAAGGAGGGAATCTACTATCTGAATATTATTCCAGAGAGCGGGTATCGCGTAATTAAGGGCCGAAGGTGTCACGGACCAACTACTCGCCAACAACTTTCTGGCGATGTTGGTAGCATTACCGTGAACCCCCACGTTCGCCCCACCTGTAAAATCACACTGGTCAAAGATCGACTCCATGTTGGGTTCAGAACCCAACACCCGAGAGATGTACCCTCGGGCCCGATCCCAGAACATCATATCTTCCGCAATGCGTAAGCGATTACGTAGGGGTATGATGCGGTTGTACCTCTCGCATCGCCTTTCAGCTTTGCGAAACTTCTTCCACGCGGTTGCTTCCGGCGCAATGCCGGGCACTTCCGATTCCGTGAAAGGGTACTTCCTTATCAGTGATTTGATTTGAGTCACCTCGTAGTACTGCGAGGCCGATGCGTACATCTGTGCATCGGAAGACTCGGACCACTCGAGTAGCTGAGACCAGCGACGAGCGCGTAACGCGCCCGACACGAAATCTCGCATCTCGGGGTCCCGCAGGTTGACCACTGAAGCTCGCAGGATGCCGCAAAGGACTTCCGTAGAGCTGGTATGCAGGTCATCCAATGACTTGCGGACCTTGCTGGATTTCATAACGATCTCCATCATTGGGAGGAAATTAGTGAGTCTCGGTAACCCGATTCTCACACTCTGATAGCAGGCTAGTTATCTCCGACATACATCCTAGGATGCTAATCGGATCAGCCTGTGACGCTAGCCAAGCGGCTAACAGCGCTATCACGACTAACCATATAGAGCGGACGATCATCCGCTTACAACTATTGGTTAATGTCGTGGTCGAGCAGCGCCGCTTTGGCGGCAGCAGTGGCAAGCCACGCTGCCATGTCGTCTATCAGAGCTTCCTGCTCCGCGCGAGCGGAGTCACGGGGTACCGAGAGAGCAATCTCCAGGATCCCGTCCCCAATAGGGTCAGTACCATCAGTGGTCGTACGCGTCAACTTAGCGTTACCCCGACCTACACCGCAGAAAGTAGCGGTTGGTTTAGGCGCGGTCCTCTTGAGGTCCACGTGATCCTTCACCGAAAGGGTCTGGCTCGGTCCATTGTAACGGACGGAGTCCGGGGTGCGTTGCGAATCGAAATCGTAAGATTTCGCATTTACGGTCAAAGACATACTTGTCTCCAATTAGGGTTATTCATCTCAGAGTATTCTTCGATGAGGTTAATGATACCAGGGACAAATGTCACCGCCCGAAGGAGGTGTCACACTTTCTATTTACCTGCTGGCTAGCAGGCGTTCGATAAGTGCAAAACTGTCGACTATACGCTTGAGGCCGATATTTCCCTCGAAAGGTAATATCTCTCTTGCAATGCCAACAGAAACATTGGTGGTGCGTGATTTATGCGTGCTTTGGAAGGTTTCCTCCGCACTCATATCAACGTCCATCGTCCATCCATCGGCAGTATCGAATGAGTCCGTCTTGGTACTCGCTCGACTTACCTGACGCCGTTCGACGGTCGTCCACTCTGCCAGAACGTTAACTCCACCTTTTGGGGTGATTGCTCGGAGGAAATCTCCGAAATTAACGAACCAGTCACTCACGAAGGAATATGGAACAACCTCCCACGCGGCTATCGGGATCTCCGACAGCCCAAGGCCAAAGCTATTACGAACGTCCAGTTCGTATAGTACTCCAGCGCGTACGGTGATTGTCGTCTCCGTTTCTATCTCTCGCGAGACATTGAAACGAAAGGCGCTAACCATATCGATACCTGTAGTCGTCTGATTATGGGTCTCTCTTGCGCGCGCAGTGTGTCGCTTGGGATTAACTCCTAAATAGGCGACCGCCTTTGCTGCGTCCTGTACATCATAGACCAGTGGCATCATACCATAGCGGTAAGAAAGCCAGTTGGTCGACAGGAACTCAGCCACGGTTAGTGTTTGCTTGGCATGGTACTCGCCCAACCTGTTTCTCCAGTAATCGGAGTTAGGGTTACGGGCGCGTTTCCGCTGCCTTTCGAGCTTGCGCTTGTTACGGCGGGCTCTAGCAACACTTTTCCTCAGCGCCCCTAGCGGGTTGCGGAGGAAACCGAGTGTCTCACGAAGCTCAGCTAGGAATACCAACCCCTGAAAATCTGGGTCGGCGATCCTTGATTGCGCTTTTGTTCCCACCAAAGTCTTGAGGCGAGCCTCAAGTTGGAGGATATTTGTAGCACAATGTTGCACTGGTGACAAATAGCCAGGGCCGTCAGAGAAGCACCCGGGTAACCCCAGGAACTCATAACGGTGACTCGGCTTCGACACGTAATGTGCCTCACCCATGGTTTTCGGATTAAATGTCCTCACGGACTCTTCCTTGACCATGGGGTTGTTTATCACCTCTCCGGAAGCGATCCGCCTACGAAAATCGGGCGTGACTATGTCTGTCATAGCCCTATATTGTCCTACTGACTTCAGGAGAACCTGAGTTGTCGAGTAGGATTGATTTCCGTAGTAGTCCGTATAATCTAACTGGCCGTAAAGGTCCGACCGATTATCTTGGACACGGTGTCGTGTTTCCATCGAAAGCCTCGCAATTGCTAGGTAATCGTGAGAGTGGGAGCTCACGTAGCTCCTGAAAGG